ATATCAAACTGGTGCTAAAACTAGAAATATAAACTTTAATCTATCAAAAGAAGAATATATTGAAATTGTAAAAAAAGATTGTTTTTATTGTGGAGAACCAGCACCAATTAAACAACCACATAGAGGTAAAAATAAGTATGTTGGTGTTCCCATTCCTTATAATGGAATTGATAGAATAGATAGTAATAGGGGATATGAAAAAGAAAATTGTGTTCCTTGTTGCACTCGATGTAACTATATGAAAAGTGATATGGATGTTTCTTCATTCACTGAACACATATTAAAAATATCAAATTATTTACAAAAATCTTAATGTCAAGAAGAAAAAGAGGAGTAGATCAACCAATTGGTGTTGGACTTACTGTAAAACAAATCAAAAGAAAGAAACCAATCAACGTTGATTTAATGAGAGAAGTTGAACCTCTCACAGAAAATCAAAGAAGATTATTTAATTCTTATTCTGAAGATAAGAATTTAGTTGCCTATGGATGTTCTGGAACAGGTAAAACTTTTATTACACTTTACAATGCTCTTTTGGATGTTTTTGATGAAAGAACTCCATATGAAAAGATTTATATTGTAAGGTCTCTTGTTGCAACTCGGGAAATTGGATTTCTTCCTGGAGATCATGAAGACAAATCTTCATTATATCAAATACCATATAAAAATATGGTAAAATACATGTTTGAATTGCCAGATGATCCATCTTTTGAAATGTTATATGGTAATTTAAAAACACAAGGTACGATCGGATTTTGGAGTACATCTTTTATTCGCGGAACAACATTAAATAAAGCAATCATTATTGTAGATGAATTTCAGAATCTAAATTTTCATGAATTAGATTCTATTATTACTCGCGTTGGAGAAGACTCTAAAATTATGTTCTGTGGTGATGCAACTCAAACTGATTTGGTTAAAACTAATGAAAGAAATGGTATCATCGACTTCATGAAAATTTTAAGATCAATGCCTTCTTTTGACATTATTGAATTTGGAATTGAAGATGTATGTCGCAGTGGTCTAGTTAAAGAATATCTAATCGCAAAACACGAATTAAATCTATGACTTTTATTCATCATAATTATCTGGGTGAACTTGAATTAGAAAAGAAAGAAACAAATGGCATTCGGTTATATCATCTTCCAAATGGTAACTGGGTGCCATCAATTACTTCTGTAACGTCATTCTATAATCGACAAATCTTTGCAGATTGGAGAAAGAGAATAGGACTTGAAGAGGCAAATCGAATTACTAAAAAAGCAACTGCAAGAGGAACTGATTTTCACCAAGTATGTCAGGATTATTTGGAAAATAAAGAATTAAATTGGAATGATTATCAACCCCTGACAAAATTCATGTTTTATCATCTTAAACCAGAACTTGATAAGATAAATAATATTCATGCAATTGAAAGAACTTTTTATTCTGAGTATCTTGGTCTTGCTGGAAGAGTTGATTGCATAGCAGAATATGAAGGAGAATTAGCAGTTATTGATTTTAAAACATCTGACAAAATTAAACCGGAAGAATGGATTGAAAACTATTTTGTTCAAGAGATGTTTTATGGTTCTGCATATTACGAACTAACACAAATTCCAATTAAAAAATTAATCACTCTTATGGTAACTCCGAGTGGTGAAATTAAAGTGTTTGACAAAAGAAACAAAGGGGAGTATATTAAGTTGTTAGTCCGTTACATTAAAGAATTTGTACAACACAATATTAGGTCAGATGGAGAATGAATTAGAAAAAGCTTTTGAAAAAAAGTTTTTTTGCCCATCCAAATTTGTTCAAGAGATTGAATCACTTGTCCAGATTAATGAGGACATGAATTATATTGACGCTATTATTCATTTCTGTGAGGTTAATAGTATTGATATTGAATCAGTTCCAAAATTAATTTCTAAACCACTAAAAGAAAAACTTAAGTGTGAAGCAATGGAATTAAATTTCCTAAAGAAAACTTCTCGCGCAAAATTAATTTTTTAATAATGAATGTCACCATTTGACGCCTATAAAACTTATCTTGCATTAAAGAATCATTTTACAAAAAGTAAGTATGACTATAAGTTATACTGTGGAAAATCAAGAGTATCATTACAATCGTTTTATAAAAGACGTGATAGATTTTTCTTTGAAAAAATATCAAGACAAAGATCTGAAAAAGAAATAGAAGATTTTTTTGTGTCTAACTTTGCCCTATGCAACGATCCTGAAACTTTATGGATTGGAGAAATTATAAAAGAGGGTGAAGGAAGATATAAAGAGTGGCAAAAGAGAGTTCAGTCTTTATCTTATTTTTTTAAACAAGAATCAGAATCTCTTTTTGAAGAAAACAAATTCAATGATATTTTTGATTGTTCTAAAGGTCATCCCGTTATTTTAAAGAAATTTCTAATTGGCGAAATTTCTTTAGAGACGATGATTATATACGATCGAATATTTGATTATATTAAAAATTTCGATAAAAAACTTAAAGATCCTGTATGGGAAACCGTAAGTTTTAGAATTAAAAAATATAGTCCCTTTCTAAATACTGATGTATTCTGTTATAGAAGAATTTTAAAAAATATAATTATTGGAGAAAAATGAGTTTTTTTAAGTCTGAATTCGTTCGTTCGGAAATGACCGAAATTTCTGAACTTCAGGAAAAAATATACGGAAGTGTTTTTAATTTTCCATCAATGACGAAGGAAGATAAGATTCATCATGTGAGTCTTTTAGAAAAACTTTTGAATAAACAAAGAGTTCTTTATACTCGTATGAGTTTATCTGATGATCCTGAAGCACAGGAAATGAAAGAACGAATTATTCAATCTGCAAGAATGATGGGTCTTGCTCCAGGTGTAGACATGAATATTATTTTTAATAACATGTCAAAGATGCTGAGTGCCATGAAAGAACATATTGACAACAATTGATTCTTCTGTTAAACTAATAGAGTACAACAGGCCAAATCCTACTAATCCGAGGTACAATAAATGTCTTTTTCTGATCTAAAAAAACAATCCAAACTTGGTTCTCTAACTTCTAAACTTGTAAAAGAAGTTGAGAAAATGAATGCAGCAGGTTCTACTACAGACGATCGTCTCTGGAAACCTACTATGGATAAAACCGGAAACGGGTTCGCAGTAATTCGATTTCTTCCTGCTCCTGAGGGAGAAGAAGTTCCATGGGCGAAAATGTATTCACATGCTTTTCAAGGTCCTGGTGGTTGGTATATTGAAAATTCTCTTACCACAATTGGACAAAAGGATCCTCTTGGTGAATATAATCGTGAACTGTGGAATACTGGTACGGAATCAAATAAAGATACAGTTCGCAAACAGAAACGTAAACTATCATATTACTCCAACATTTATGTTGTAAAGGATCCTGCAAATCCTCAAAATGATGGTCAAGTATTTCTTTTCAAATATGGTAAAAAAATCTTTGATAAGATTACTGCTGCAATGCAACCAGAATTTGAAGATGAAACTCCTATTGATCCTTTTGATTTCTGGAAAGGTGCAAACTTCAAACTGAAGATTGTAAAGAAAGATGGTTACTGGAACTATGATAAATCGGAGTTTGATAAAGTAACTCCTCTACTTGACGATGATGATGCTCTGGAAGCAATCTGGAAGAAAGAATATTCTCTGACTGCAATTACTGCACCAGATCAATTCAAATCTTTCGATGATCTTCAAAGACGTTTGAACTCTGTTCTTGGTCAAAAAACTTCTGCCACACAATCCCGTGCAGTAATGGAACAAGAAGAAGAATATGATTCTTATGTTCAAACTCCATCAAAAGAGAGTCGAGTTGTAGAAGAACTTGAAGAATCATATCGCAAGAGTAAGACTCCATCACTTCCAACAATTGAGTCTAGTGATGATGAAGATGAAGACGATGCAATGGCATACTTCTCCAAACTTGCCAATGACTGAAGATAATTAGGTATAAAGTCTAATATTTTCACCACGTTTCGTGGTGGAGTTCACATACTGAACTCCACCTTTTTTATATGGCATGAGATCATCCATGTCATTGAATACAACATTTAGATATTCTGGTTTAAGAACAAAAATATTTCTTTTATCATCTTCTATCTGATTTTCGTATTCAAAATTAGTTACTTCTCTGACAAATGATGCAAAAGGAGTTTGAACTGAATATCCAAGACCATCATCATAATATTCATAATAGTATGAGTTTCCAGTACCATTTGGATTTTCTATAGTCAATAAAACTTCTTCTACTCTTGGATCTGTCAAAGTCGGAGAAGCAACATCTGGAATAGATTCAAGTTCATATGTGAATGAAACTGCACGTTCATCATTAAATGGAATAAGTGCAGAGGTTACAATAAATGATCCATTATAAATGTTTTCTATAACATTATTAATTCTTACTTGAGAACCAACATTCAATCCATAAATTCCACTGTTGACAGTAACAGTAACTGTGGTTGAAGAAGTAACACCATTACCTGAAAAGATCTGACTGATTTTTGTGTTATTGACTTCAATAAAGTTTCCATTTGTTCTCCATGTACTTGGAACATGAAGGCCTGAAGATAGAACTCTTACACCATTTGAGTTTAGAATCTCAGTAGTTTCATAGTGATGAATACCACCATATAAAGTTTCATAATCACCATATTTTTCAATCATTACTTTATCAAATGCCTGTTGTGTTAGAGGCCATTCTGTTTGAATGTTGAGAATATTATTTGAAAGAAGAACAACCCAATCTAAAGTTGAGTCATTATATGTTTTATATGCAACACTATCTGGTCTTTCATCACCAATAATTTTATATTTGGTGAAGAACGTAAGATTTCCAAAAATATCTTCTCTTAATTTTCCACGTTTGAATAAATTCTTAACTTCAATATAATCAGAAATGTTCTGATCCTCAGAAGTTCTACTTACATATTCAAAATTAGGAACTTGTCTGAAGTAAGGTCTTGTCATTTTAGTAACCTATTGGATGATCATCATAATTATCTTGATAAACTGGTACAATTTCTTGAAATTGGAGATTTAGTGTATAAGATACCATTGTGTGATCATCATCATCGTAAGTCATATAAGAACCAAGAGGAGTATAATCTACAGAACATGATTGAAGAGCACATTCTTTAATTCTATTAATTGATTTATGTAGTTCATTTCTATGTTGATATTCAATTCCAAAAACATAAGGTGCTTTTAGAAAAAGTTCTCCTCCTTTTCTAACTGCCATATTTTTTTTAAAGAATTTAATTATTGATTTTACAGTATCTGCTTCTTTTTTACTTCTTGGAGAAAGTTTAAAAGAGAAATTAAAAGGTCTTAATTGAGGACCTCTAAAAAGAAGTTCTAAATTAGGATTTAAAACCTGACCAGATACTCTTGAAAGAAGTCCTTGAACACCAACTGCTTGTTCTACTAATGCAAGTTGTCCTAAACCAGTTAAATCTCCTATCTTTTTTTTGTCAGACATCAAATCGCCCAATGATGTACCAAATTTTTCAACCACCTTATCTAATCCTTGATTCATTGCCAATAATGATTGGTTTACAAAATATTGTTCTATTGGATTTAACGCACCAGAGCCCCATTCTACTGTATTTTGATCGGTAATTGATGGTTGTACTGGTAAAAATACTGTACCAAGTTCAGATTTTGGTGTATAACCTCTTGGATTTTCCAAACTTTCAATTTTAATATTATTAGAATTTTCTGTAAATTGAGCTTTATTAATTTCCAACACACTAAATTTAATTCTATCTTGACCTGTTTTCTCCATACCTATAGGATATGTTAAAATTAAATTTGATGTATTTTGAACATTTGGATCTGATCCTGGTGACGTTTGAGATCCTGATCCTGATTCTGGTGGTGTTTGTGCAGTATTTGATGATGATCCTCCCGTTGCCATTTTTTTGAAATTTTTATCAAAAAATATTTTTGTTTGTAAATCTAAATTCGATATTCCACCATCACCATTAAATCTTTCAGTATCATCTGCAGGTCCATCTTTAAAACTTATAGGAGTTACAGAACCTTTGATATATTCTCCAAGAGGAATT